CAGCTTTGGTGAGAGATTGTATTTTACCCTCTTCTTCTGCGTCACGTTCAGCGTCCCTCGCCTGCTGTTCTGCACGGGCAGCTGCCGCCGCATCCTCTTCTGCTTTTTCAGATTCGGCCTGTATCTGTGCATCTGCAATTATATCTGCATTATCTTGTGCATTAAGTGCCTGGATACGGATTGCTGCTTGTTCTTCTCCAAGTGTTTGTCTAAGAAGATTATCTCTCGCCTCTCGCAGAGATTGTCTCGCTCGTGCTTGAGCAACCTCTTTCTTACGTTGTTTTTCTGCCTGTTTTAATGCTTTAAATTCTGCGTTGGTCAGACCAGCTTCTTTAGCTAAGTTTTTATCCCTCCTCTTGTCCAAGATGAAGTTGTATATTATTCTCTTCATCCCAGAACCTAGAAGTTTATCTTCTATTGATGCACGAACACCTTCCTTAGTCAATCCCAGTTGTTGACGCAAAGAATTTTCTAAATTTTTCTCACTAGCTTGTCTCAAAAGTCTTGTTGCATTACGAAATTCTTCATTCGCTGCTCTTTGATCTCGAACTAACTGAAGTTCTTCTCTGCTATCTCCAATAGCCATCTGACTACTTCCTACTCATATATGCGGTCATGCCCATGTATGCACCTACCACACCGGCCATGCCAATGTAGAACAGAGCAGATAGGTCGCCTAGGAGTTTCAATCTGGTTTCTGGAATGAAGCCCGGAATCATAACGATGACGGTGAATATAATCATCGCCGCCATAGATATCCAAGCCATGCGCCTTTGAGCATCTGCTTTTTCTTCTGCTGCTTCTGCTTCATGCATCTTTGTAACAACTTCTAGTTCTTTGTCACTCACTACACCATCTCCATCCAAGTCATATTCATTATATTGCGATTCTGATTGTAATTTTTTTTGAACCACGATATTAACTCCTATTCTGTTTCTCTATTCTCTCTTTTTCTTCCTTTAGCCACTGTGTTAATAATGAAACGTAAATGTCTCTTTCCCAAGGTATCATATTTTCTATCTCTGTTAGACTGTACTTATGATGTTGCATCATTCCAAAACTAATTCTAAAGTACGCCGCTAGATTGTTATGAGAAAGAGTTAGTCTAAAAAATCTGATAGCCCCTCCAAAGTAACTGTGGATTTTACTTTTGTATTCGGATTAGTAATTTCCACCTTATGCCTTAATTTAGGCATCGTATCAAAAAACGCTTGCAATGTTGCAAACTGATCTTGTGTAAGACTATCTACAAACTCATCAAGTTCTTCATTGGATATGTCAACAACGTTGTAAATATCATCACCAAACTTAATTGTTTCAACACAACTTTTGAGCACATAGAAAATTCTCTCCACACTGCTTGTCTCATTACTAGCTAGCAGCGTAGCTTCAACACTTGGATAATTCATTGTAATACTGCAATCGTTTCCGTTAGCATCTTTACCAAGAGTGCATTCTGTATTATGATCCTCATCCAACATAATGTTGACTTCTTCAAGGTTAATCTCTGTCTCAACATAAGTTTCATTATCATCTGGGCAGAGTAGATTAACAGTTACCGTTTCAGAAATCGACTTCTGCCTAATCTTCAAGAAAGCATATTCGATATCAAACATTGGATCAGTCTTAGAACCAATTTCTCCAAAAGTGCAAGCATTGACTAAATCAAGAACTGCTTGATGAGTTGCAGCTGCGGTGTTTTCCTCCATTGCTAAAAGAAGAATTTTTTCTTCTTTGACCAGAAATGGTCGGTATTTAATTTCATTCCCTGTTGAGGGTCTTTCCATCATATAGGTGGGTGTTTCAAGTTTTGGCAAAGCCATAGTATTGTCTCCTTATCAAATCAGTTAGTTAATAATCATCCGTCTTCATCGTTTCCAGATCACGGAACCGGATCGTCCGGCGGTAGTGATCCTTTTAATATCTGATTTTGTAAAGTAGCAGTAGTTCTATCAGCTACTTCTGTTGGTTGTTTAGTTCCATATTTTCCAATATCAGACCAAAATCTAAAACTAAAAGATACAGTAAATTCGTTTATAGGAGTTCGGTTTCCCATATCTAGAGATATCGAACCAATAGTGGATGGATATACTTCCCACAATCTAAATGCTGCTGTTGGCCGGTGATCTCTGTTTAAAATAAAAATGTCCATAGTTCCGACATAATCATTATAATATCTCATGTTCCATGTTTTGTCATCATACATCAATCTCTGCCAAGACTGAAAGTATTGATGTACCTCAAAATTTTCGTCCATCAGAAATTTAGCATCAATAGCGTCAGCATAACTTATTCCTTGTACAATATTTCTGTTTGGTCCATATATGTTATTGTCTGGAATTGTTTCTAGTACATTACCGGGCAAGTCCACCGAAACTGTTCGTATCATAAGTCTTCGTCCAAACGGATATTTATCTGTTGCCAAATTTTTAGGTGGATTGATGTTCAGTTGAAATCTGTTAGATTGTGGTAAACCCCCTCTACCCAATTCACTACGAAGTGTATCAATTGTTGAAGGAACCTTGCGTCTCCGAATTTCTATTCTGTCATCAGCAGTTCCTCTAATGCCATCTGGGCCAGGACCAATTGGAACTGCAACTCTCTTTTCATCAGGTGTGTCAAACGCCGAATCAATAAGAGACTGTCTCTTTTCCTGTTCTGCCATTAGATCATTTTCCTTGAATCTGCCCAAACTGCCTTAGCAGAGGATTTTTTGAAATTATGAACAGGGAGCAATGTTGCTACAACCAATTCATCTTCCTCAATCTTGCGAAATTGTGATTTCGTATATCCAGCCAAGTATCTGTGTATCGTTGGTCTAACTAGTCTAACTCCCTTGATAGCATTGTAACTTGTCCGTAAATCAGAATCCAACATCTTATCCAATAATTTCATTCTTAGGGGTATCGGTAGATAATGAAAATTCAATCCAAGAAATCCGTCCGAATAGTTTTCTATAGGTAACACCAGTGGGAATGTGTCATAATATGGTAATTTCTTTTTGTGTTTAGGTCCATATACAAACATATTCAACGCTCCACCAAACGGTGATGCATTTCGTTTACCATCTCTGATGAGGTCTAACCGACCGGGCTGACCAAATTCCTTGATCTTCTGCCGATACCAATCTGTCGAGTATGGTTTGCCTTTTGCAGCGTCCATTACGCCCTGTATGTAATCGCTATTTGCCATATCCTTATTTATAACGAATACCCAAATCATCTTCAGTTAGTATTTTAAATTCCATGCCATTATCCAAACACCAAGAATTTGCTGACTTCCATTTGGCTTCATTGACTCCCCATGTTTTGACTTCAGAGAACCAACGTTTAGTTTTTCTTGCGGGTTTGGGGTCTGGTGGACTGCATTGTTTCTTTGGTTTAACTTCAATGATGTATTTTTTTACCTTGTTGTCATGCTGCTTGACCTTTATATAGAAGTCTGGAAAGTAACGATGCACTCGGCCATCCCAAGGCGAAATATAAGGTATAATTACTTCTTCGCTACCCCATTCGATTATAGAACTGCTTTGGTCACAATACATCATAAATTTACGTTCCCAAAGAGAACGATAAATAACATTGGATGGATCACCCGTATATTTTTGGGGATTTTGTGGTGTATATCGTCCTCTGTATGCCATGATGTATAAATACCTTTATAGACTATATTTAGACGGGAAACAAAACATGGGTGAGTTATCTAAATTTATTGCGAAAAATAGTCGAGGATCAACCCAATCAACTAGTTCAACTAGGGGTCAGTCAGCAGCTCAAGTTGCAGACCAAGCGCAGAAAAATAAAAGAGCAACAGGTCAAAGTTTTGGTACAGATATGCTTGCCTACCCAATGGACACTGCTGCTTTTTCTCAAGGTCATTATGTTGTATTTCAAATCCACAGTTTAACCAATGGTAAATTCGTAAAGACAGATGCGCCTGGCGGCAAGAACAGAAGTTTTGCATTAAAGGGCACTTCTAAACGTGTTGGAACTCAAATTGCACTTTATATGCCTCCACAGGTAAGTGTTCAATATAAATCAAAATATGCTGATACACCAATTTCTTCGACAGCAGAGGATTTTGGAAGTATTGCTGGTAAAGTTGCTGCCGGTGAATTTGCGGGGGCCGGTCTTGATGCGGTAAAGGCTGCCGGGTCGGCGGCCGTGAAAGCGACAGGCGCTGTAGTTGGCGCTGGTGCAAATGCAGCTGCAGCTGGACTGAAAGAATTAGCATTTGTACAAGCTGGAAAGATTGTTACTGATAAGATGGAGTTGGTGTTTGAGGGTGTAGATAGGCGGTCTTTTACATTTGACTTTACATTTATTCCTAAGAGTCCAGAAGAAGCTAACCAAGTATTCATGATTGTAAATGCGTTTAAGATAGCAATGCTGCCAAAATACACAGATTCATTTGGAGCAGGGTTTTCTACTTTGGGTATTGGTGGAACCACGCCTGGCGTTGATGCAGGTGGTGCCGGGGATGCAGGAAGAGATAGAACACTAACTATACCAACCACTATGGACATTAAATACTTTATGCAAAAACGAGATGGAACAGCAAAAGAAAATGGATATCTGAATAAGATTTCCACTTGTTATTTGCAGGACTTGGATATTAAGTATGGTGGTGACAGATATACTGCTTATGAAGAAGATTTTCGTGGTGCCTCACCACAATCAACATCTATAACTATGACATTTAATGAAATAGAAATTATAACGAAAGAAGCAGCGTTGCAGGGATATTAAAATGTATTTTGAAACATTTCCTAAAATTCAGTACACCAATACGCTTGGTGGAGAGACTCAGAGAGTCACTAATATATTAAAAAGAATTGGTGCAACAGACGCACTCAAATCAAATTTGACTGTGTTTGAAAAACATATTGTGCGTGGCACTGAAACGCCAGAGAGCATTGCCTTTGACGTATATGGTGATGCAGAACTTCACTGGGTTATTCTGTTGGTTAATGATATATATGATCGTTATCATCAATGGCCAATGAATGTTAATCAATTCCAAACATATGTCGATGACAAATATGACGATGTAAACGCTGTGCATCATTATGAGATTTCCCAGAGTTCTGGTGATACTGATGTGACTATAAACATTGGTACAGACAACACACTATATCCATCAGCCACTGCTGTAACAAATTTTGAATATGAAGAGAAAGAACAGGATAAAAGACGAGAGATTAACATTCTTGGGCCTGGTTTTATCGAAAACTTTGTATCACAATATAAATCACTATTGGTTGTTTAGAGAACATAAATGGATACATTA